TCTGAAGCTCCTGCTCCTTGAGCTTGACCAACGGATCGGGGCCCTGACCAGATACCTGCTTTGAAAGCTGCGTGATCTGTTGCATACCCTCGGCAACGAACTGAGCCACCAGACCCTGCATAGCCAGTTCCATCTGCTCTGGAGCCGCTTGAGGCATCTGCTGTGTCATGGTCTGCATAGCCCGCTCTTGAGCGGCAATCTGCACGTGCTCCATGATGTGCTTCTGAAGCGCCATCGCTATAGCAGGCATACCAGCCACCATGGGCGTAGAGCCGAAGACCATGTGCGCCATGATATGTGCCTGATGCTCCTGACCCTCGAAAGCCTTCAGAGGAATCATATCCATAGAATCAATGTTCTCCTGTGCAGGATCCTTGGGTGTCGGCTCCTCATCAGGAATCCTACGCATGATTCGATCAACGTCTTTGACGCCCAGAGCATCATACATGTCACGATACACCTCGTGCATGTTGTGCATCTCAGGAGCCGCACCAGCCAACTGCAACTTAGTCTGCGCCAGCGTAATCCGCTGCGCCTGACTGAACACATTCGGGTCAGAAACCGGTAAAACATCCACGCGATCATCAAAATCCGTCTGTTTGACCGCGGATTCCGCGCCTTCAACCGCATACGGGTACTCTGGCGGCAGACTTTCGGCCATCACACGCGACAAAATCTTAAATTCAAGCCGCATGGCGTAATGAAGCCGCTTGTGCACCGCACTCATCACCCGAGAGCCCTGCTCAATCAGCGCAAGTGTCGTTCCAACCGCCGCCTGATCGTTGCCATCGCCAACTTTCATGTCCGTGATGGTTGCAAAGCGCCGACCAGCGTCTACCACAAAACCAAGAAGGTTAAATAGCGTCTGATCAGGGCCTTTGAAGGGCAGCGGCATCAGGCTGTCACGGATAGCCCCTCCGGGAGCGTCCACATCTCGAAACTCACCGGGCTGAAGCGGGTCATCGTCGTCTCTGATCCGTAGTCCGCGGGCTTTGAAACCCGCTGGGAGGTTGGACAACGTACCAGCATCGATTAACTGCCTCAGTGCCGCTGTGGCGGTCCGTGACAGTCCGCCAATCGTATGAATAAGCCCCAAACCGTAGAAACCGAAGCCCGGAAGGAACTTATAGTGCACAAAATACTGGATTTTCTTCTTGTTTTCGTCGTCCTCGCGGTAATTTCGACGAATTGACAAGATTTGACCGTTGTCCTGACTGATGGTGACCACGTATGGCACCTTGATACCGGTCGGTTCACCCTCCCCATCGGTGTCCTCGTACCCCTCAAGGTCCAAATCGACGTGGCATTCGAGCAAAGTGCAGTCATAATCGATCTGAGACGGCGAAACACCGTCAATACGCTCAATTTCACTGGTCACGGTGCCCAAATCGGACTGTGCCGGAAGGACCTCCATGTCCAAATAGAAGCCCGCGACCTGCTTTTTACGCAAATCGTTGAGCGGCATACGCAAAACCTGCGTAATATTCGGGCAAGTCTCCAAATCTGACGTTTCATACGGCACCACAAGCTGCTCAACAGGCACAAACTTGCTTACAGCGCGGTCCATCGTCTCGTCATAGTAGATTTTCTTGAACGTGCTGCCCGCCAACGGCAAATAAAACAGCATCTGGTCCAGTTCAGGCGTGTACTCCTCCATCACATTCGTGATGTAGTAGTTCATAAACTGCCTTACGCGGTCAGACTGCTGCTGTTTTTCCCTAGTTTCACTTCCGATGATCGCAGTACGCACTGGCCCAGACGCTGGCAGCAACTCGTTAAAGGCTTGCGCTTGGAATTGTGTAGCTGCCTCTGCAAGCAGGGGATGCGTAACACCGGTAGCTCCTCGGAACGGCTGGGTTCTCTCCTCGTAGGAGAAACCAAGAAGCTCCAAACCGTTGGCGTAAGCATCTTCCCACTCCTGTCGGCTCGCTTTGTTAGCATCGAACTCGCCCAACAACTCACTGGCAATACGACCGAGCTCGCGATCTGGCATTTCCTCTGCTAAGTTCGCATAAAAGTCATCGTTTTGCCCGCGCTGGTCTTGCGGGTCAAAGTCAATCACAACGCCGCCGTCATCTTCCGCCATAATCTCAATATCTAAGGAACTTTCCGTAGCACCCGCGGGCATAGCCAGTTCTACCTCTGCCGCCACGTCGTCCATATCTATTTGAGACGGAATGTTTTTTTCTACCATCCCTGCAATTGGTTCACGTGCCATGCGCTGTCTCCTTTGACCCTAACTTACCATAGGCCGATTCATATTCCTAGCAACCGGGACTAACGACTCTACGCCCCGAGGGCCGCGGATCATGTTTCGCGCAACATCGACCAAACTAATGACCCCGCCTTCGGCTTTTTTAGCCACACCCGGAACGATATTCTCCGTGTTAAATATAGCTAAATTTTTGGCACCCATTTCATAAGTTGTAAAACCGTCATATCCCATCTCACGTAACGCATCATCGAGCCCCGTAGACTCGATCATAGCGTAGTCATCTTTAAGAGACCCCTTACCCTCCCCTCGTAAAAAAGTTCGATCTAAGGGATGCTTTCGTAATTTGCGTTTGTTTGCCTTATACCAATCAGATTTAGACAACTTTTGTAAATGGTCCGGGTTTTTGGGGTCAAAAAAATTACCGTCCTTAATATACACCGGTCGAATGTTTGGAGCGCCTTCAAAGGTCCCTACCGAAAAGAAGTTCGCCACTCGGGGCTTGTTAGTAACAAAGGTATATTTCGCATCTGGATTAAAATCCTTAAAAGAAGATCCTGTGCCATGAAAAAACCTTTCAGGCTCTGACCCTCCGACAAAACCCGTGAGCCGCGATTCTTGAACGCCGACCGCTTTTCTAGGGTACTCTATCTTGTTTTTAATTTCTGGCGGCAACTTGTCTACGTTAATTAAACCACCAGCTACGCGACCTCCCATACTATCTGAAGCTATATCCACTAGACCGCGCTCTGACGGGTAACGTGTGACCAGCCCGCTGCGGTCAAAGAGCATGGTGCCCCGCATTTCGTCTTCGCCCGCAAGAACGCCATAAGTCCTGCCCACGTTAATGCCCGCAATACCCTCCGCCCCGCCGGGACCATAGGGAGACGGCTGAATACTTTTTTGTGGATTTGCTAAATCCATCGGGAAAAGTTTTCTACGTGAAGCAACGTCCCGACCTTCCGTTGCAACCGCATAAGCTTCAGCTAACCGAGCCATGAACTCACCGCGTGTGCGATAATAGTTCCCTTGGGCAGAAGGGCCCTTTTTAAGGGAACCAAACCGGTCCGGCTGACGACTATAATCAATACCCAAAGCGGCATACGTGTCAGCGACTTTTTGAGCACGTGCCTCGTTTTCTTCTATAAGACGAAGCATCTCTGTCTTTACCTCTGCGGCATACGGCATATTGTCCAAATCTTGCGGGGCAGAGCTGTATAAACTTCCGGGCCACATTCTAGCTAAATTATCCGGGGCCCCGGGGTTTGCATTTTTGACATTAAAACGAGCCTGATCTATCAATTTAATCATGTCGTCTTTTTCGCCTTTAGGGCGAGGTGGGCCATATCCCTCCAAAAACTCAAAGACATTCAGGCCCTTTGGGCCTTGCGGCTCAGACAAAGCCTTTGTTGTCTCCAACAAAGCAATATTTTTCAAAATGTTGCTCGGAATCCTAGCTGGCACGAGAAAGGGGGCTGAGCCGCCCGGCAGATCACCACGAGTTTGCAAGACGTGCATAATCTCATGCACCATTGTGGTCGCAGTAAACCGGTCACTATTCAGATATTGAGCACCAATCGCTATGGTGTTGTCTTGCTCACGCCAATGACCGCCTGAACCTCTGCCGGGTTTTTCTACAAAACGAACATTTATTTCCTCGCCTAAATTAGGAAACACTTCAAAGAGGGGATGATCTTCCCCCATGATCTGGCTCAGCTTAAAATTAACGCTTCTGCCGTATTCTCCCCCAGCATAGAAGTTCTCTACAAAGTATTCCCGTGGGTTTTTTAAACTCTCAAAAGCATCCAAAACCTGTTCTCCAGACGCGCCGGAAGACACTTTCTCCAGTACCGACTCTGGTATTACACTTTTGACGTTGATCTTGCTCAAATCATCCGGAATATCGAAAACCATCCGGGTTTCCATAGGCGGGTCGTTTGGCCCTCGATCTGGTCGAGAGTCCACGTTGATACGCATAAACCCAGTATCGGCAAATACTTTGCGAGGGTCTTCTCCCGCTTCTAATCGTGCCTGCGCTTCGCCTTCTGCTTTTTTAATCCCAGCAGCAAATTTTGGATTGATACCCGGCGTGTCGGCAGACGCCAACATGCCCACAAAGGTTCCACGATCTCCTGCCTTTATGGCTTGTCTGATAGCAATATTAGAGCCTACCGCTTGTGGGCCTGCTATTAGAAAAGGATCATATGTATAAGTCTCCTCGGTTTCAGGGTTATACGCACGATCCGCCCCCTCAAGGAGCGCCAGACCACCGTAATACTGCTGCTCGGGTATGGACATGATGCCCTCGCCGATAGCAGATGCTGCCGCCTTGGGATCCTTCTTCAAGAACTGAACGAAATCAAGAATACCCTGTACCGCAGCAGGAGTCCCGTATCGCGGTTCGCCATATTCGCCCGGTGTTGTTGTAGCGTAACGAAATCCCGCGTCTTCCCCATACGGATATTCGTAAGTGGTTTCCGGCGGCTTGATGACATCTCGTTCTATAGGAAATAAAGAACTGTACACGGGCCCCACAATAGGCACATCACCTAACGTGGACTCGCCCGGAAGAAAGCCTCGATACACTTCCGACATTAGTAATAAGCCCTAACCTGCATTCCCGTATCCTCTTCGTCCCAATCGTCAGTCGGCAACTGTACAAAGTTCCCCTGCCGATAACGCATCAAAGCCTGCGTCATGCTATCGACCAAGTCGTCATGCTCCCCGTTAGGAAACGCCGCCACCTCCTCAATCATCT